GGGGTGAGGCCGTGTGGACGGAAGCGGACGGCGTGTACTACGCCGGTATCGCTCGAAGGACCTTCGGCAATGCCCTCCCACCTGGGGCGCGCATCGTGTTCACCACCGGTGGCAATCCGCCATGGAAGTCGAAGCTGACGTGGGTAAAGGAGCACTACCGATGATCACCGTCATCACTCCGACGGCTGACCGCCCGATGGCATGGCCCCTGGCCGAGCGCTGGATGGCGCGCCAGACCGTGCAGCCTGACCAATGGATCGTGGCCGATGACGGCGTCGTTGCGGCCCCTCTGACGATGGGCCAGCAGCACATTCGCCGGGAGCGCAACGAAACGGGTGGGGCATCCCTGGCCAACAATCTGCTGGCGGCTATCCCGCACGTCCAGGGCGACAACGTACTGATCATGGAGGACGATGACTTCTATCGCCCGAACCACATCGAAGTGTGTATGGAGCGCTTGCAGCGCTTCCGCGCCACTGGTGCAGTCTGGCTGAACTATTACAACCTGCAGGTCATGGGGTGGCGTCGCATCCGAAATTCCTGCGCGGCACTCTGCAACACATCGTTCAGGGCCGATTGCCTTCCCATACTGAGGGAAGCCGCACTGGGTGCGCTAAGGCAGGGCATCTACCACGTCGACCGCCTGTTCTGGCAACAGGTGGGTCAGTCAGGGCTGCATGAGGTGGAAACCGTGATTGGCATGAAGGGACTTCCGGGAATGGCTGGCATCGGCATTGGCCACAAGCGTAATGCTGGCTGGACCCGTGATCCGGCGGCCAAACAGTTGCGGAAGTGGCTGGGTGATGATGCCGACGCCTATCTGGAGCTAGGGCGTGGCCGATAACCTCTTCCAGAATCGGGACCGCATCTTGGCGAGAATGCGCGCCATGCCCAAGAAGCTCGCAGACAAGGGTGCTCGAACGGCCGTACGCAAGGGTGCCAATGTCATCGCCAAGGCGGCTCGGGCCAACTGGCAGCAACTGGATGATCCAGCAACGGCGCGCTCGATCGCCAAGAATGTGGCAGTCCAGGCCAGCAGTCGTCTGGGCAAGCGAGAGGGTGGGGTGGCCTATCGTGTCGGCATCCGCGGGGGTGCATTCAGTCGATACAAGGACACGAAGAAGAACCGCCGTTCCGGAGTGGTCGGACAGCAACGCGCGGATGTGGGAGGTTCCACCTGGTATTGGCGATTCCTGGAGCTGGGAACGAGCAAGTTGGCCGCTCGCTCGCCCATGAGGAAGGCCATGGCCAGCAATGCGGACAGAGCGCTGGCGGTTATAGCAACTGAGCTGGACAACGAAATCACGAAGCTCTCGGGACAACCCTGATGCAACCGCCCATCGCACGGATTGTCGCCGCCAGCGCTGCGGTGAAGGCAAAGCTCGGGACCAATCCCGTTCGATTCTGGTCCTTCGGCGAGGCGCCGCGCAATCAGGAGGGTGTTCCCGCCGGTGGAACGCCCTACGCCGTGTGGCAGACCGTCTATGGAACGCCAGAGAACATGCTGGCCTGCACGCCGGGGTCCGACCTCTGGGGCACCCAGGTCGACGTGTACGCCAAGGCCCCCAAGGAAGCTCGGGAAGTCGCCGAGGTTCTGCGGGATGCCTTCGAGCCGGAGGCCTATGTCGTCTCCTGGAATGGCGAGTTCGTCGACGAAGAGACTCGTCTTTACCGCTACAGCTTCACGGTCGAGTGGCAAACCGACCGAACCTGACCCAGCGCAATCCCGCGCTGCCGAAGAAAGGCTCCCAAAAGGGGGCCTTTTTTTGTTGCCCGCCTCTGCGCGGGTTCGCTGCACAACCCGTACGAGAGGAGTACGCGATGAAAGCCCAGGGCACTGAGCTCTATACCATCGATCCGCAGAACGGAGCCGTCATCGACGTCGGCTGCGTCCTGAACATCAACGGCATCGATACCACCATCGAGCAGAACGAAACGACCTGCCTGCGTGATCTCACCCGGACCTATGTGGCCGGCCTGGGGACGCCGGGTGCGGCCAACTTCGGCCTGCAGTTCAACCCGCAAGAAGCCGTCCACAGGCGGTTGCTGGAACTGAAGAAGGCCGGCACGACCCTCAAATGGGCGGTTGGCTGGTCCGACGGTACCGGCATCCCACCAACGGCTGCTCCGAACAGCGACGGCGAGGATGACTTCGTATTCCCCGATACCCGCTCCTGGCTGGTGTTCGAAGGCTTCATGAACTCGTTCCCGTTCGCCTTCGAACAGAACACCCAGGTCACCTCGAACGTCGGCATCCAGGTCTCCGGCGATCCGGAAATCATCCCCAAGACCGGCAGCTGATCCACTTCGGGCCGGGTCCGGGGCGTGAATTCGCCCTCACGATTCCCGCTGGCCCATCTTCAAGGGCGAAATCATGACTGGACAAGTCACGTTGGGACAACTGCAGGCCTTAGGCCTGGTGAGCGCCAATCCATTGGTTAGGCGGGAGGTCAACATCCAGTTCCACCCGCTGAAGCCCAAGGAACAATGGGCAGACCCAGAAACCGCGGAGCGGGCAGAGGAGCTGGAATCCGCGGCGATGGAAGTGTTCCTCCGTCGCTTCACTGCAGCCGACCGAATTGCCTTCTCGGAGGCAAAGACTCAAGAGGATGCCGCCTACCTGGCCATCCATCGGACCGTCTTCACTGCAGAGGGTGATCGCGTGTTCCCGACCCTGGACCTGGCCTATGGCCTGGACCTGATGATGTTCGCGACACTGGTCAAGGAAATCCGGGAGCTCAACGGGATTGGCGGCCCCGAAAAAAAATCACCGCCGAAGACGAAGCATGGTGCGAGCTCGCAATCGTCTTCGGCTCGCCGATCCAGGAAATCCAGCAACGCCTCAGCGCCGAAGAGCTCGACCTCTGGATCCAATACCGAAAGCGTAACGGCCCCCTGAGTCCCGTCCTGAGGTTTGACGCGGCCATTGGGCGCCTGTCCCTGCTGATCGCGCAGGCCAACGGCATGAAGCATCACAGCGGCCGCCCACTGGAACTGTCCGACTTCCTCCCGTGGCCGCGAGAAGAGGAGCCGGAGGCGACCTTGGAAGACATCGCGAAGCTGCTCACCGGCGCATCGAAACGGAGTAAGTGATGGCATCAAACCGTTCCCTCGGCACCCTGACGCTGGATCTGGTCCTGAAGCTAGGAGGCTATAACGAGGGCTGGAGCAAGGCGGAACGGGAGACCGATCGCCGTACCCGGGCCATCCAGCAGAAGGCCGTTGCCTTTGGGAAGTCCATAGGGACCGCGCTTGGGCTAGGGTTCACCGCGGCTACGACGGTCCTGGGCGTCTACATCAAGAACAGCATCGAGGCCGAGAAGGTCCAGGCCCAGCTGATGGCCCGCATCCGGGACACCGGCGGTGCCGCTCGACGCAGCCTGGAGCAACTGAACGATCAGGCGGAGCGCCTGTCGAAGGTCACCATCTTCGACGACGAGGCCGTGGGCGAAGCCCAGGCCATGCTGCTGACCTTCAAGGATATCCAGGGTCTGCAATTCGACAAGGCCGTCGAAAGCGTCTTGGACCTGGCAACGGCCATGGGGACAGACCTCAATTCGGCGTCCCTGCAACTTGGCAAAGCCCTGAACGACCCCGTGAAGGGACTGGGCGCTCTGAGCCGCGCGGGCATCCAGTTCAGTGCTGACCAGAAGCAGGTCATCAAGGATCTGGTCGAGGTGGGCGACAAGGCGCAGGCCCAGGACATCATTCTCCGGGAACTGGCCTCCCAGATGGGAACCGCCGCGGAAGCGGCGAGGGGAACACTCTCTGGCGCGCTCCAAGGCCTCAAGAACGACATAGCCAACCTGCTGGAGGGCGATGCCGGCTCCGGTGGACTCAAGGCAACCACCGAGGCGATAAATGCCCTGTCCGTGGCCGTCAATGACCCAGCGACCAAGCGTGGCATCGACGAGATAGCGGGAGCGATGGCTGGCCTGCTGGCTGAAACGGTCAAGGGAATTGCAGCGATCGGGGAATACATCGCGCGGCAGAGGGAGCTGGGTGGTCTCGCCAACGGGTCCGTATCGCGAGACACCGCTGGTATCGACGCCCTGAACGCGAGAC